TTATGGGGGTAATACCTATAAATTAACTGGAGCATTTGCACCATTAAACCAAATTTTAGGTATTTTTAAATACGGAAGATAATCGTTTTATTTAATTTGATATACTTATATATACAAATATATCAAAAGTAATATGGCAAGAGAATTTAATAAAAAATTTATGCATCCAACTCGTAGGAAGTTGGTTGATATGGTAATGCATGGTGCTGAATATGAAAAGGATTCATTTATTTCGTTTTCTGGTGCAGATAAAGAAATTGTAAAACGTAAAGTTGGTGAAAAATGGACCGATGAAAATGGTAGGTCTTGGGAACAAACTGGAGGTGGTAGAGTAGAATTTTCAGAACTTGGTGATATAATGGCGGAAACAAGAGCTTATTTAGATAAGTTAAATAGTTGTAAATCCGATAGTTGTAAAACAATTAAAATAGGTAGAGTTGATAAAAAATTAATTTCTAAGACTGGATATTGTTTACATTGTCTTACATTGAGAGAAGCTCAAATAAAATATGATGGTTTGTGGAAAGAATATGAGGATTATAAGATATATTCTAATATGATTGCGTATGGTAACGATGTGGTGGCTCAATTTAAGCAAGCATACAACGATGCTAAACAAACATACGAAGTAGTTCAAGAGGATGGTAAGATTGAAACTTGGAGTATGGAAAGGGATGTGGAAGAACTTAAAGCAGAAATCCTTTTGGAGATTATTAAGTTTGAGGGTGAGATTGAACAAGCTACTAAATTAAGAAATGAGGCTTATGAAAAATTAAAAGATAAAAATTACGATTTAGTAAGACCTCTTAACGATTAATATGAGCACAGGGATAACACAAAAAAAATCTTTAAAGGAAATAATATCCGATGAATACAAAAAGTGCGCGGTAGACCCGATTCACTTTATGAAAAAGTATTGTATGATTCAGCATCCGGTAAGAGGTAAAATACCTTTTCAACTTTTCCCATTTCAGGAAAAAACACTAACTGAATTCGCTAGTAATCGTTTTAATATAGTGTTAAAATCACGTCAAACTGGTATTTCTACTCTTTGTGCCGGTTTTGCACTTTGGAAAATGTTATTTAATAGTGATTTTAACGTATTAGTTATCGCAACAAAACAAGATGTAGCAAAGAACTTAGTAACCAAAGTAAGAGTAATGCATGAACTATTACCTAGTTGGTTAAAAGGTGGTTCTTTAGAAGATAACAAACTTTCCCTTCGTTTAAATAATGGTTCTCAAATCAAGGCTATTGCTAGTTCTCCCGATGCAGGACGTTCGGAAGCATTATCACTTCTTATATTTGATGAGGCCGCCTTTATCGATGATATTGATGAGATTTGGGTTGCAGCTCAATCAACTCTATCTACGGGTGGTGCGTGCGTTGCATTATCTACTCCAAATGGTGTGGGTAACTGGTTTCATAAAACTTGGATAGGAGCAGAAGATGGTACAAATCCATTTAGTACAATTAAATTACATTGGACAGTTCATCCTGAAAGAGACCAAAAATGGAGAGATGAGCAAGAGAAATTATTAGGAGTAAAAAAAGCAGCACAAGAATGTGATTGTGATTTCGTATCTTCGGGTGATACAGTTATTGATCCTGAACTTCTTATGTTTTATAAAGAAACATATTGTAAAGACCCAATTGAAAAAACTGGGTTTGATGGAAACCTTTGGAGATGGGAATACCCATCGGCAAATGGTTCGTATATGGTTGTGGCAGACGTTGCCAGAGGAGATGGTAGTGACTATTCTGCATGTCATGTAATAGATGTAACTAATGCAACGCAAGTAGCGGAATATAAAGGCAAAGTTGATACAAAAGATTTTGGAAATTTTTTAGTTAATCTTTCAACTGAATATAATGATGCATTACTTGTTGTAGAAAACTCAAACATTGGTTGGGCGTGTATTCAACAATGTATAGATAGAGATTATAAAAACTTATTCTATATGAGTAAGGATTTAAAATATGTAGATGTTGAACATCAGATGAAAAACAAATATAGAGCAGATGAAAAACAAATGGTAGCGGGATTTTCAACAACCTCTAAAACCCGTCCACTTATTATTTCTAAATTGGATGAATATTTTAGAGAAAAATCGGTAACTATTCGTTCTAACCGTTTAATAGATGAGTTATTTACTTTTATATTCATCAACGGTAGAGCTGAAGCTATGAAAAGTTATAATGATGACTTAACAATGGCATTATGTATTGGGTTGTGGGTTAGAGATACTGCACTTCGTTTAAGACAGGAAGGAATAGACCTTACTAAAAGAACTTTAGGTGGTATAAGTTCCAATCAACAATACGAAGGAGTGTATGGGGGAAATAATATGGATGATAACCCTTGGAAAATGAAAATTGGAGATGATATTGAAGACTTAACACAATGGTTGTAAAAAATGTAGTGTTTTGACAAATTACGATATTTATGGTATATGTCAAAATATAAATTAAAGCCAAATGATTAAATTAGCAAATATTTTAAAAGAAGATGAGTATATAGACCAAGCATATGCTATGGGAGATACACCACAAGACAATCCAATCGATGATTACGATGAATTGGATGTGGAGCAAGAAGATATGGATGATTTCTTATCATACCTAAAATCATACTCAAATGAATTATTAGAAGCCAATTGTAATTGTGTTTACGAAGCTGAATATCAGGGTAGAGAAGTGAAATTGGGCAAACCAACACAAGGTGATGTTAAGAAATTTAAAGTTTATGTTAAAAACCCAAAAACGGGTAAAGTAATTAAAGTAAACTTTGGACAAAAGGGAATGAACATTAAAAAAAATAACCCAGGAAAGAGAGCGAACTTTAGAGCAAGACACAATTGTGATAATCCAGGTCCTAGAACAAAAGCAAGATATTGGTCTTGTAGAAAATGGTAAAATAAATTATGGCAGACGAACAACAAGTAGATGACAGAAGTTTTTTTGGTAGGTTAAAGAAATTATTTTCAACAAACGCAATTGTAACCGTTGATAAAGATGGTAAGCGTAAAGTTGTTGATACCGAAGAACGCCAATCAAGCACAAACTTCGTAAATCTTAGAGATAGATATACAAAGTTACAAAGGTCTTATTATGAAAATAATCAAGGCGCTCAATCAATGGCGTATCATCAAGTTCGTAGAGAACTTTTTAGAGATTATGATGCTATGGACCAGGACCCAATTATTGGTTCGGCTCTTGATATATACGCGGATGAATCCACAACTAAGAATGAATATGGTGATGTTCTTCAAATTAAATCTACAAATGAAAATGTAAGAGATATGTTACATAATTTATTCTATGATATAATGAACATAGAATTTAATTTGTGGCCTTGGATTAGAAATTTAGTAAAATATGGCGATGCTTTTATAGCATTGGAAATTATGCCAGGTAAAGGTATTGTTAATGTTGCTCCACATTCAATATATAATGTAGAAAGATTAGAAGGTACTGACCCTAATAATCCTGATTATGTAAAGTATAAGGTTGAAATGGACCGTTTTGGTAAAAAAGAATACGAGCAGTATGAGATGGCTCACTTCCGTATGTTATCAGATACCAACTTTTTACCTTATGGTAAATCAATGGTAGAAGGTGCACGAAGAATTTGGAAACAATTATCTCTTATGGAAGATGCGATGTTAATCCATCGTATTATGAGAGCGCCTGAAAAAAGGGTATTTAAAATTGATATAGGTAATATTCCACCACAAGAAGTGGATAACTATATGCAGAAGATTATTAATAAAATGAAAAAAACTCCATTTGTTAATAAAGATACCGGTGATTATAATTTAAAATACAATATACAAAACCTTACTGAAGATTTTTTCCTACCTGTACGTGGTAGTGATAGTGGAACAACTATTGATAACTTACAAGGTTTAGAATACGCAGCTATTGAAGATATCGATTACTTAAAGAATAAATTATTTGCAGCATTAAGAGTACCAAAGGCTTACTTATCTTATGATGAGAACGTTAATGGTAAAGCTACTTTGGCGGCGGAAGATGTTCGTTTTGCTAGAACCATCGAAAGAATCCAAAGAACGGTTGTTAGTGAATTAACTAAAATAGCAATTGTACACTTAGCAGCTCAAGGTATTGAGGATTCTGAAATGACTAATTTTGAATTAACTCTAACCAATGCATCTACAATCTATGAACAAGAGAAGGTTAATTTGTGGTCTGAAAAAGTAAGACTGGCATCTGATGTAAAAGCACTTAATATGTTATCTTCTGATTGGGCTTATCACAATGTATTTGGATTATCTGATGATGAGGTGGATATAGAAAGAGCTAAAGTAGTTTTAGACCTTAAAGATAGATTTAGACATAATTCGATTGAACAACAAGGACAAGACCCAGCAAATCCACCAGAACAACAAAATGTAGAAGAAGAAATCAGTAAATTAAAAACTGAAATTGAACTAAACAGAGGGGTTGGTAGACCTAAAGAAGGTAACACATATGGTAAAGATAAACATCCATATGGTAGAGACCCATTGGGTAATAAAGAAAATGAGAAAGAGAGAAAAAGAGAGGATAGAGTATTAAACACAAACGCTAAGAAGCTAGCAAGAGAATATATAAACGGAATTTCATCAAAAAAACAAGTTTTAATTGAAAAAGCGGGTATGCTTGATGAAAATAATCTATTAGATGATACTAAAATTTAATAAAGAAAAATTTGTTTATATTTATATGTGTTAGTTTATAGGGTAGAATAAATATAGGGTAAGTAAATGAAAAAAATAAAACATTCCAAATTTAAGAATACTGGAGTGTTATTTGAATTATTAGTAAGACAAATAACATTGGAAGTACTTAATGGTGATAAAACTGAAAATGCAAAGAATATCTTAAAAGAATTCTTTTCTCCGAATACGGAGTTGAACAAAGAATTACGTCTTTATGATATATTGTTAAAAGAGAAGTATAGTTCTGAAACAAAAGCAGATAGATTGGTAGAAACTGTATGTGATGCTCATAATAAGCTAAATCACGTTACACTTTCTAAAGAAAAATTCAATCTTATTAAAGAAATTTCAGAAAAATTTGAAATTGAACAATTTTTAGCATCTCCTATTTCTAATTATAAAACATTAGCATCTATATATAAAGTATTCGAATCTAAAAGAACGGATGGATATGATATTAAAGATATATTTAATTCAAAGATTACCCTAATCGAAAACATTACATCAAAGCCCGCTCAAAAAACTCAACCAACTGATGAAAAAAAGTTGATTGAAACTTATAAACAACAAGATAAAGACCTTAGATTACTTACCTATAAGATTCTAGTAGAAACTTTTAACAAAAAATATACAAATTTAGATGATTCTCAAAAGAATTTGTTGAAAGAGTATATAAACAATATCTCAAATACTACCAAATTTATAGATTATGTTGGAAAAGAATTACCAAATATAATTGCAGAACTAAATAGTATTAAGTCAAAACTAAAAGATAAAGTTACACAAATTAAATTATCAGAAACTATTTCCCTTTTAGAAAAAATGAAAATTGGAAAAAACGTATCTGATTCTCAAGTTTCATCTATTATGCTTTCGTATGAGCTAATCAAAGAACTTAAATCTAAAGTAAAATAATGGAAGCAAGATTAAAAGAAGCAATTCGTAAATACGTTAGAGAAAGAAACATTCAAAAAACTTTGGATGAAATGTCTGTAACCGGTAATGTTGCTGGGTACGATACTCCAAATGCATTTTCAAAACCAGGACAAACTGCTAAGAAAAACAAAAGATTGGCAAATATAACTGGTGGTGAAGTTGTTGATGATTTAGAGGAAGTAAAGATATTAAATCTAAAGCAAGAAAAAGAAAAACCAACAGCGGCAAAAAAAGAACCAGGTGCAGAAATTGCAGTTATTAGTGGTATGGAATTGGCTGAAAAAAATTTACATTTGGCGGAAAATCGTTGGGTAGCATTGAAAAAAGAAGATGGTTCTGCTAAAGCTAAAATAGGTAAAGGTATAACATCTATTAAACAACAATTAGGAGAAGTTGAAAAATTCGTTAATTGGTATTCAAAGTTAAAGACTGAGAATGGTGTTACAAAAGATGATTATTATAAAAGAACACACAAAAGTTTACATAAAATCAAAGAAAGGTTAATGAATCTTTCTGAAAAAATTAGAAATTTATAATATGCCAGCAGTATCTAAAGCACAACAACGATTTATGGGTATGGTTCATGCAGTACAAAAAGGAGACATGGAAGCACCATCTAAAGAAGTTGAGAAAGCAGCTGATTCAATGACTGATAAAGACGCTAAAGATTACGCATCAACATCACATAAAGGTCTACCAAACAAAAAAGAAAGTATGAAAATCACTAAAGAAAGACTAAAGGAATTAGTTAAGGAAGTAATGACAGAAGAAAACGAATATCAAGCGTTTTTTGCTAAAGCATTGGAAAAAGCGGGCAAAAGTATTAATGACATGTCTGACGAAGAAAAGAAAGCATTCTTTAATAAAATAGATACTGCATGGAATGGTAAAGGCGAAAAAAATGAATCGGTGAGTGAAGATATTTCGGCAGAGTTACCAAAAGCTGTAATTCCATCAGCTGTTAAACAAAAATTAGAATTAGCAATTGATAAAATTAAAGATGCTAAATTAAACCCTACTCAAAAATTACAATTGGTTGCACAAGTAGTTGATAGTTTGGGTATTGATAAAACTCAATTAGGTACTATTGCTAATAAGATTAGAAGCAAAATGGAATCTAAAAAATAAGAATATAAATGAAATCACTCTTAATAGAAACAAACCTATTCGAAGGTAAGGTAAAAGAAGATGAAAGTGGGAGAACCCTTGTTAAAGGTGTCTTGCAAAGAGCTGGTGCCGAAAATCAAAATGGTAGAGTTTATCCAAAGCCTATATTAGAAAGAGAAGCTAAAAAATACGAAACGTTTATTAAAGAACGTAGAGCATTGGGTGAATTAGACCACCCGGATTCTACTGTAATTAATTTAAAAAATGTATCGCACAATATTAGAGAAATATGGTGGGATGGTGATGATTTATGTGGAACTGTTGAGGTTCTATCTACTCCATCTGGTAATATACTTAAAGAACTACTAAAAGCTGGTATCCTATTAGGGATTTCATCAAGAGGTATGGGTTCAACTAAACCATTGGGTGGAAATAAAGTAGAAGTATCCGAAGATTTTGAATTGATTGGTTGGGATTTTGTATCTAATCCATCTACACATGGTGCATTTATGGTACCCGTAAACGAATCTGTTAATAGAAGTTTACAACAAATAGGAACTGATGTATGTGGTGATTACTGCAAAGCACAGGATTTAATGAGAGAAATAATAACTGAAATAGCATAATAATGGCAAAGAATTTCGACATATACGATTTCGTACACAACAATAAGATAACCTTAAAAGTTGATGCACCAAAAGGAACTACTGTATCTAAAGCATACAATGATATCCGTAAAACTAACTTGAAAGAAGTAAAGATAGTAAATGGTAAATTCAGCTTAGCTGAAAATTTAGAAGATAGAAAGTTATCTACTGAAGTTAAAAAACACTTCTTAGAAATCATTTCCACTTACAACACTTTTCAAGACCAAATGAAAAGACAATCTGATATGACTGAGATTGCAAACACATTGGGTGGTATTGTTGAGGCTGCAAAAGAAATGACCCTAAGAGAAAGTGGTGATTGGTTCGATAATGTAACTGTAAAAAGAAA